GTCCCGCCGTTGTTGACGATGGCCTGACGGGCGCGCGTAGGGTTGCCGTACACGGGCGTCAGGGTTTGGACGGCATTGGCCCCCGGATCGGCCTTCAAGAGCGCCTGGCCACCGCCTGAGCCCTGCTGGTGCATGATGTAGAGGTTGGCGTCGTCAACCGGCACACCGGCCTGCTGAAGCGTCTGGGCGCTTTCTTGCGCCAGCTTCAGCGCGGCGGCCTTCTGCTGGGCCGGATCGTTGATGTCGGTCCCGCCAAGGCGCGCGAAGGTGTCGGGGTGGAACTGGTAGAGGCCCGTCGAGGAGCCATTCTTGGCGTTGGGGTTGTTGTTGCTCTCGACCTGACCGAGGCGGGCGAGATAGGCGTCGCCGCCAGCCTGAGCGGAGTCCGCCACCGGGGCCGATACGGGAGCGGCCGGAGCCGCAGCAGCGGGCGCGGGCTGACCGTTGCCATAGTCGAGGTACGTCTTTGTCGGGTCGATGACGGACGGCCCTTGGGTGTAGACAGGCTTGCCGGTCCTTGGATCAACGGCATTGTACCCGCCGCCGCTGGTCGCGACGATCTGGAGCTTTTGCGCCTCTTGGCCAAGGGTTGTCAGAAATGCGTCGAGTGACTGATCTGACAGGTCGCTATGCGAAATCTGGGAAATCACAGACTGGTCAACGCCGATAGACTGGAGCGCGGGTGCGATCTGGCCTTGCAGGACGCCGAGGCGGGCTTGCGGGTCGGGAATATCGCGCAGCGCCTTCGCAGCGCGCCCAAGGACCGTGATCTGCTGTTCTAGCTTAGCCTTATCCTGCGTCCGCCCGTAGTCCTGAACCTTAAGGCCCGCGTCAATGTTACCGCGACTGTAGAGCAGATTGGCGGCGTCCGTGTAGTCACCCTTGCCCAAAGCAAGGCCCGCCTCCTTCGAGGCTTTGGCATTGAGCATGTTGTCGATATTGGCTTGTTGGTCGCGGCCACGCGCGGTGACGTTGGCGTAATTGTTGTTGTAGGCGGCCCACGGGTCGGAGCTGTAATCGACCATCAAAAGCCCCCCATCATCATTTTCCCGATCACGTTGCCGGTATTGTTGAGGCTCGCGTTCAGTCCGCCGTAATAGCCCGACCAAATGTCGCCCTTACGGAGGTATGAGGACGCCTGCGCATTGGCGCCGTTGACGATGTTTGTGCCGGCATTGTTGCCGTAGTTCTGGCCCGCCTGCGAAACGGCTCCGGTGGCCGCTTGGCCGACCCCCGCCAGTCCCGCTTGACGATTCCACCAATTGCCGAACTCTTGCGAAGCGGAATTGCCCGCATAATCGTTCAGCGCCTTTAGGGCCGACCCCGATTTCAGAAGGCCGTTGACGGCCTGGTTTTGCGTAACGCCCTCAAGTCCACGCTGGAGCCGGAAATTGTAGTCCGGCGAGGCTTGGAAATTGGAGAGCACGTTCGCCGGGTTTGAGATTTCCCCCAGCGCGCCCATACCCGCCTGACGCCACGGCTGATAGTCCGCACGCGTCTGGTTATACATCTTCTCCATGAGGGCGTTGGATTCGCGCGTGCCCTGCAACTGGGCTTGCGCAGCGGCGTCTGACGCCTTGGCTTGCGCCTTTGCCGCCTTACCGCCGAAGAAGAGATCGGAAATGAAGCCCATATCAGAGAGCCCTCAAAAAGGAGTGTTCGAGCGCTGCGTAGCCCGCGCGTTCATAGAGAAGCCTGGCGCGCGGATCGGTGTTTCCGTGCGCATTCATGGCGATCAGTTGTGCCGATTGACGCGCCCAGCGCTCGCCCGCGCGCCTCAGTGCGTCGCCTCGTCCGTCAGGCGCATAGAAGAACATCTCAGCGGCTATGCGAACGCCGCTGTTGAAGTAGAGCGACACGATTGAAAGCCAGAGCATTCCGCGCCGAGACAGAAAAACAGCGCCATCCGGGTCGTCGATGAGGCGTTGCGCAGAGTTGTCGAAATCTGTCCCGTCGAACGCCGCATAATCGCGCCAGACCGAGCGCGCGTGCATTTCCCGGCCCAATTCCACGATCAACGGCATGTCCTGCGCCGTCGCCTCGCGGATCACGGAAGCTGCCCCTTGAGCCATTGCTGGAGTTGTTCGAAATACCGATACCAGATGAGCGTCATCAGCCCGGTTTGCGGGTCGATCACCGGCTCTTTCAGCGGCGGCAGGGATGGGCGGTTCACAGGACCGGCTCATTGACCGTCACGCCGTAGGGAACAAACCGCACGTCGTCCGAACAGCGGAACTCGTAGGTCCGCCCCGGTGAGCGCATGAGCCCGAGCTGAAACCAAAGCGCGCGGCCATCAAGTGATGTCTGGCGATATTCCGACCAGTCGTCGTCGCCGTTGTCCGAGTAGCGCATTTCAACGACGCCGCTCCGCTCTCAGCGGGCAAGGCAGACGTTGGTATTGTTCGCCTTGCCCGCTGAGAGCGGAGCAAAGGCCGTGACGGTGAGCACGACAGGATCGTTTCCGTCCGTCCTGCGGTCAGGGTCCAGCGTCCACAGTTGGCCGGTGATGGAATCTCCGAACACCCCCCCATCCGCGACCTGAGCGCGAAAGGTGTCGAGGCCGAACGAGGCCCATTCGCTCCAGCGGTCATTGCCCACGTCGTAGGCTTGCGTACAGACGCCGGGGATGTTCAGCAGCAGGAACGAATGGCCATCCACCACGGCGGGGATCAGCGTAATAGAGGCCGCGTCCGTGGTCTGCCTGATCAGACGCTCGACGGCCGATGTGGACACCCGCGCGGGGGCGGCGCTGTTGCGATAGACGATGAGGTCGGTCTGACCATCGTCCTGATTGGTCCCGACCCAGAAGTGCGCGTTATCAAGGTCGCAGACGGCCGCTTGACCGACCAGGCCCTTGTCAGACCGCCGGCCGGGGGATCGCTGGAACGGCGCATCGATGTCGCCCGTCGGATACCACGTCTCGATCGTCTTCTCACCGAAGAAGAACAACTCGTCTCCGAGCGCCCTGACCGATACGATATCGTCGGGGTTTCCCTCAGCCGTCGCGAAATCCAGTCCGTCTATCGAGGCGGCGCTGCCTATCGCCGACCAATGGAACCGGCCCTTTGCTGACCCGGTGGAGCCGTCGTAGTCCTCGACGTAGACGAAACGCCCGCCGCAAAAGGCCACGTCCTTGACCTTCGGGAGGTCGGGATCGGTGATTTGTACGACGGTCGCGTTCACAAGGTAGGCCTTGCCGTCGTAGACCATGACGAGCTGATCGTCGGAGCGGGCGGCGCGCACGAGGCCCCGCCCCGGAATGGAGCCGACGACGACGCCATCGCGATAGACCGATGAGCCCGAGACGGTGAAGCGATAGCCGTTGTGGCTGACCGTCAGGCGGACGGGGCCAGAGCCACGGCTCACGAGCGGGGCAAGGCCGGGGCGCGGGTATCTCGCACTGGCCGTCGGCCCCTCCGGCGTGTTCTGCACGTAAAGATTGACCAGCCGGGAAACGACGAGCCCGTTGTCGCCGTAGGCCTGACCCGCGAGGGGAAGCACTGCCTCAGCAATCCGTCGCGTTGGGGTAGGCGTCGGCCTTCACCCACGCATAGGCCTGCTTGATCGGGTTTAGCGGGTTGACCTCGTCGGTCCCGATGTCGAAATCCTTGTTGATGAACGGATAGGGCTCGCGGATCGCTTCCTTGCCGTCCGCCGCCGCCTGCGCGTTGGCGTAGAAGGCGATAACGAAGAACATGCCGTACGAGCCGTCCGAGCGCTTGGAGATGCACAGATCGGCCACCCGCAGATAGGCGTCGGGGGCGGTCAGGCCGCCGTCGGTTGTGATTGAGGTCGAGAGCGCCATTAGGCCGCAATCCTCCAGGCTGAGGCGTAAAGGGTGGTGCTGGCGAGGTCGACCGCCGAGCCGGTGTTGTTGGTGAGGACGACGGTCACGGTGTTCGTCGCCGAGACGAAAGCCGTCATCGACAGGCCCGCGATGGTGATCGCCATCGAGGCGCGAGCGCTGTCACCGAGCTTCGCGCCGTTGACGGTGACTGTTGTCGTGGTCGAGGCCCCGTTCGCGATGGAGGGCGCGTCGAAGGTCTTCGATCCTGTGCGACCGATGCTGGTCGTGCCGTCCCAGTTGATGAGCGTGCCGACAACCATTGTGTTGTCGTTGCTCAATAGCGCCGTGGCGTTCGAGGTGGCCACGCCGGTGAAATCGCAGTCGTTGATGTAGCCGGCGGTCCAACCGGAGAAGTAGGCTCCGTATGTCGTGGCGTGATTGGCGTCCTGGCGCAGCGTCGCGCCGGTGAAGCGCCCGCCCGCGCCCGAGGTGCACTCGACGATCGCCGAGTTGGTCGAGTGCATCCCGCAGTTCGTGTAGAGGCTGCCGTTTCCAAACCGGCTGGCCGGGCAGTTGCCCCAGTTCAGGGCGTTGCCCGAGAAGCCCCGAACGCTATTGCCCTCTTCGATGACATCGTAGCACAGGCCGAAGTGCAGCCCCTGCGCCGTGCCGGTGCTCTCCACGGTCGAGAGGATGTGGTTGTTTCGGATGCGAAGCTTGCGGCTGTAGGTGATGTTGACGCCGTAGACGCCTGCCTTGGTGGCCGTGACTTCGCAGCCTTCCATGCGGAGGTCGGCGCAGGTCGCAATCGCGACTTCGGCCGTCCCCGCCGATATACAGTTGCCGTAGATCCGGCTGTTGATCAGCTTGACGTTGTTGGACGCGCCATCCTGGTAGACGCTGACGTAGATTGCGGAGGTTTCGGGATCACTCGTCAGCGTACCGGAGCCGGCGTCGCTGTACGAGGTCGTCGGGCCGGTCGTCGCGTCGTTCCAGAACCGAATGTCGTTGCCGGAAATATCGTAGATGATGGCTCGCCCCGTCGGCGCGCCGGTCGGCAGGACGCCCCCTGAACGGACCCCCAGGAGGCAGATCATCCCGACGCGCAGAGCCGCCGTGCTGGAGAGGGTGAGCTTGCCCGTTCCGGCGGTGACGGCTGTAACCGCTACAATGTCCACGTTGGCGCGACGGACGCCCACCGACAGCGCCGCCCCGCCGTTGGCCATGCCAAACCCGGAGTTCTGGTTGGCGTAAAAGTCGCAGTCGATGAAGGTGCAGTCGGTCCCGAACTCGACGACGGCTCCGTAGGTCCCGTTGTCGTGGAACTTGCACTTCTCGAAGGTGATCCGGCGGATGACATCGTTGAAGTTGTTGGCTTCGACATCACAGCCAGCGCCGGGCGCCGAACCAGCGCCCGTAAAGTCGCATTCCAGCGCGTAGAAGTCGACGCACGAGACGATGCTTATGCTGTTGCGACCGGCGACATCGCCCTTGCAGAAGCCGAGCTGGATGTGTTCGCAGTAGCCGTTGACCGTGCCGTCACCGTTGCCGAAGTACCAGGCGTCCTTGCCTGTCACCGCACCCTTGGCCGTGATGTTCTGCATCCAGATGTTCTTGGCGCCGACCATGTAGACGATGCTGGATGTTGCGACGCCGCGCCCGTCGAGCACGACATTGGGGCCGGCCAGCACCATGCAGTTCTGAACGCCGTTGCCGAACTGGAACACGCGCACCGCGCCAGACGCCGCTTCGATCGTCGTGTTCGGCTCGATGCTGATCTGGACGTTGCTGACGAAGGTGACCGTCTGCGTGCGCCATGCAGCTGTGTCGTGATTCCATACACCGGCCTTGCCGTTGGCGGCGAGGTAGGCGATCCATGCGTTGATCCGCGTGGCCTGGTTGGTCGCGCCGTCGCCGCGCGCGCCGAACATATGCAGGCCGACGATGTTCTCGTAGAGCTTAAACCCACGGCCGTTTGCCGATATGAACGCGGTATAGGGGTTGGCCGTGACGTAGGTTGCATCGACTGTAGCGTCGTAAATGTAGCGCGCCGCGCCGATGCCCTTGGTCGAGTAACCCTTGGTCAGAACGATTTCGCGCTCGACCGGAATTGTCGTGGTTGCGCCGTCGGCAAAGTAGGTGATGACGAACGGCACGGCCGCCACGCCCGCTGCCGATGCGGCGAACGACAGGGCGGCGGCTTCGGCGGCCTCGGCGGCGGTTTGCGCGGCGAGTGCGGCGGCTAGCGCCGAGCGGATATCGTTCGCCGCGCCGCCCGCGCGTTCGGTGTAGACAACCGTCGCGCTCATTGCGTTCCCGCCGTGCAATAGGGATTGGAAGAGGTGCGCAGCAGCGCCGTGTCGACAGCGACGCCTTGGCGCTTGCCGTAGCGGGCGCGCATCTTCTGCGTGCTCTCGGTGATGAGCCCTGCCGTGAGCGGCGGAATGGGCTGGGCGTCAGCGGTGCAGAGCAGCCCCGCCAGCCGTGCCGACAGGTAGATATCCATGTCGGCCGACAGGGGGATTTCGCTCGCCAGAGTCAGCGCATCGGCGCGTGTCCACTGGGCGATATCCAGCCGATAAAAATAGGTCGCGGAGGCGTCTGAATAGACATCCGAAACGTGGACGCGCGCACCGTCTTTTGGGGCGCGGTCTGGATAGCCGTCGCACGCGATCTCGAACTGGTTGCAGCAGAACAGGATCGTGCGGGAAGACGTGAATGTGTCGGGCAAGGTGATGGTGACTGGCGTATTGGCCGTCAGGCGCACACGCTCGTTCTCACCGGCCGTGTAATCGACAGCCGTCTCGACTTCGGCCCAGTGCGTCATGCCCGGCAGCGACAGGACCAGCATTTGCAGGTCCGCGAGCGCGGTTGACGCATCGGTGGCGTCGAGCCCACGGCGCTGATCGCGCAGCCCTCCGGCCATGCGATAGGCGCGCGTGATGATGTCGCGACAGGTCGTGACCATTAGCCCCTCCAAAGAGGCGGGGCGGCCCCGTTACGAGCCGCCCCAGTTCACGGGAGGAGTGGTTAGCCGCTGACGCGCGTGCCGAGGCGGCGGTCGGCGTTGACCGTGCCGAAGAACACATCCCAGCGGTGATTGTGGGTGTCGGATGCGCCGTCCGAGTAGCGCCAGTAACGCACCGTCAGGCCGGTGTCGGGGTCAGTGGCGTAATCCGCCTCACCCGAGTACGGCATGATCAGCTTGGCGCTCACGAGCTTGATCGCGGTCTTGTGGAACGCGGCGTTCGCCCGGAAGGTGGTCGAAAGCGCGCCAAGGTGCGTGATGGCGGCGTTATCGGCTGGGGCGGCGGAAACATTCTGATAGGCGCCCGAGGTGATGATCGGGGGCGATATCGAGAGCGTGACGTTGCCCGAACCGTCGGAGGTCGCGTCCGCGAGGATGGTGAACTGCTGGACATAGCCCAGGTCCGCCTTCGTGCGCGGGTTGACCGCGTTGACGCCCGCGATGGTGAACACCTCACCGGCCTTGTAGGTCTTGGAAACCTGGCCGTCGCAGATGAGGCTCTGGGAGTAGGTGGACTTCACCGACAGGTAGGTGACGTTCTGCGAGGCGCCGTTCACGAGCGTACCGGTTACGGCTCGGGTACCCGTGGTCAGCGACGGGATCGTTTGGGTGATGTAGCTGTCGATGTTGCCGAGGATCGGCACTTTCGCCTTGGCAAGCGCCGAGCGGGCCACGTCGCCTTGTTGGGCGGCGTTTGCGAGCAGGGAGCCCGCGATGCCGTAGCCGTCGGCGGGAGTCAGAATGGCGTTACGGTCGTTCACCGGGATCGCCATTTCATCCATCCGCTGGGCGGCGGCGAAGATGGCGGTCGGCGAACTCATGGTCGTGCCGGGGGTGCCGACCCAGTGGTGGAACTCATTGACGCGGGCAATAAGCTGGCCGTCCACATAGGAGGCGATTTGTGCCATGGAAGCGTCCAGCACCTTCGACTGCAGCAGCGCATCGACGTTCAGCGTTTCCTCTTGCGAGGTGAACTGCACGTCCACACCAGCTTGCTTGTCGATGGTCACGGCGACTTCGCCCTCGGTCACATCCTGCGCCGAGGCAGTCGCCCCGGTGCGGATGGCGAACTCGGGCGGGCGCTTGACGTATACGGTGCCGCCGACGCCGGCCTTGAACGTCTTGTCCACGCCTTCGCTGTCAACCAGCTTAGCCATGACAAGGTTGTTCTTCAGAAGCTTCAGTCCCGCGTTGGCAAACACCTTCGGCGGAAGGAAAGTATTGGTAGGCATTGTGGTGGGTCCTTCTGGCCCTTACGGGCGCTGGGAGGGGCGGCGTCTCGCGACGCTGCTGCGGGGATCAGCCGTACTGCTTCTCGAAGTCAGCAAAGTTCGGCGTATCGGGAGCCACCTTGAACTGCCCGTTCTGCCCGCGAAGGGTCGGGGCGGGTTCGGGAGCTGAGGTGGCGGTTTTGGTTTTGGGGGCGCTCAGGCCCATTTCGACTTTGGCGATCTCGCGGGCCTGAAGAGAGAGCGGCATGGCCGAAAGGCGGGCGAGTTCATTGGGTTTGGAGCCGTAGTAGTCCGCGAGTTGCGGGCCGACTTCGGATTCCAGCAGGATTTCGTTCAGAGCCGGGGGCAAGGTCGGCAGTTCGCGGAACGCTGCGAGGCCATCGGGCTCTCCGTCGGGGAAGGTTTGTGAAACCCGCTCCTCGAAGGTCTTGACCTTGGTCTGTAGCGTCTGACGCTGGGCGGTTTCCTTCGTCCGCTTCTCGACAGCCTGCTCGACCTTCCAGTCAGTCAGGGCGTCGATATAGTCGGGATCGTAAACACCGCCCGGGTATTGTTCCGGATCGGGCTTGCCATCGGTTTGCGGCTGGCTGGCCGGGGATTGCAGTTCCGCGAGCCGCGCTTCGGCGGCTTGGGCCCTGCGTTCGGCTTCCCGCTGTTTGGCGGTCAGCTCATTGATGCGTTCTTGCGCCGACTTCTTCGGCTTGGGCGCCGGAGCGTCCTCGCTTTCGTCGGTCGCGGCGGCTGCATCTTCGCCGGGTTGATCCTCATTTTCCGATGTGTCGTCGGCCACCTGAGAGTCAAGGGTGGTGTCTTCGGCGACGGCTTCAGCCGCCCCGGTTTCGGTGTCTGTCATGTGCGCCTGAAGCGTCGGCTGTTACGCGGCCGTCGCGCCCGTTGCGGGTTGTCCAGGGGTTGGGGACCCCTGCCCGAATTTCGCGGCGTTCTGGGCTTCGCGCTCAGCCGCCTTACCGAAAGTGTGATCGCCGTTGATGCCGTGAACCTGCATCGCGGTCAGTTCGAGTTCGGCCTTCTGGGCCTCGAACTCGGCCTTTGCCGCATTGGCTTGCGCCTGCTTGACCGCAGCCTCTTTCTCCTGAAGCTCCAGCGTCGCGGCCTGCATCTGCATCTGCTGGGCCTGTTGTGCGGCGGGATCCGGCGGCGGGGGCGGTTGAGCCCCATCCTCGCCCTGTAGAACCTGCGGCGGGATGGTCTTCTTCAAGCGTTCGGCCAATACGTCCGCCATCGGCCAGTCCATGGCCTTGGCGATCAGGTCGCCAGCGAATTGCGCCGCTGCCGGCACCGACTGAATGAACTGCATCATCGACTCGGCGGCCTCGACGCGCTTGGTCGAGTAGGACGGCCCAGCCTCCACTACGATGTCGTACTTGCCCTGATTGATGTCGATGCTCTCAGGGTGGTTTGGGTCGTTAATGCGCTGAACCTTTGTCGTCTCGTCCTCGCCGACAACGCGGATCGTGCGGGCCGTGTCGAACGTGATCGGGATCAGTTGGTTGACGACGCGACCGCCCTCCGCGATCCCCGCTTGCAGGTTGTCGTGGTAGACGTAGGTGGCGACATCGCCTTCCTTCTGGCGAGCGAGAATGGCCTTGCCGGAGGTTTCGTTCGACCGGGCGCCAAGGCTTGCGTCGTGCAGGCCGGTGACATCCTTCATGTCCTGCGAATTGAGCGCGGCCTCCTGAAGCACGGCGGCCGGCATTTGGGGCGGGGACGTGCGGGTCGGCGGGTTGCCGGGCTGCCCTTCGTAGATCAGCAGCGGATCGTCGGATTTGGCCGCGTTCCTGAAGTCGTCCTCGCGATCATCAGGGACTTGCGAGGAGTGGGCGAGCCACTTTTCCTTCGGGGCCAGCGCCAGCATCTCGGCTGACACCGAGCGCCAGTAGTTCATCAACCGCTGCGGGTCCTTGGCGAACCGCACCAGGCCGAAGCGAACCTTCTTCTCCCCGACGTTGATCTCCCAGCCGGGAACGCGGATGATCGGTACGCGGTCAATGGGAAGCTCGAACGGCCCCTCAAGGATCGCGTGGCCGGTAATCAGGTACATGCAGGCCGTCTTGCGCCGAGCGGTACGGGTCTGGACTGGCTTGACGCCCTTGGGAAGCTTGTCCTCGGGAACGACCGCGCCACCCTCCAGCAGGGCCAGCTTGAGCGGTTGGGTCTTGATGACCCAGTATTCCGTCACCTTCACGGTGTCGGTCGTCATCCACCCCCGCGTTTGCAGCAGCGGAACATCGAGGTCCGAAGGCTTGTCGTCCGGATACTGCGCCTCGAACGCCTTGCGCGGCCAATCGTCCTGCACGAAGCAGTAGCGGGCGTCGCGGCCCGTGGGCTCGATCAGCAATGGATCCCAGACAACAGCGAACGGATTGGGAATGCGCTCAATGGCAATATCGCGGTCGAAGCCGTCTTCCGAGGCGTACTTCAGGCTAATGCGGTAGTTGCCGATCCCGCAGCCGACCTGCGACTGTCCGGCGGACGCATAGACGCCCTGCGCATCAGAGCTGCGTTCAATGGCGCGGATCAGGCCCTCACGGATTTCGGCGAGTTCCTTGTCGGCGTCCTCGGCGGGGCGAACCCGAATGGCGGGCCGGTTGATCCTGATGTCGCCGACCACCTGCGCCACGAACTGCGGCAGGCGGTTGATAGTCAGGCAGGGACGGCCCTTGCGGCTGGTGAGCGCACTGTCGTCCCATTGCTTGCCGGCCAGGAACTCCAGGTCTTCCAACGCCGCGTCGCGGTTCTCGCGGTCAGCGTCGACGGCTTCCTGAAAGCGCTCGCGGGCTTCCTTTAGGAAGGCGGCCTCGTCCTCGTAGCCCTCGGGGATTTTGCGGGCGGGTGACTTCGTATCGGCCATCACATCCCCATCCATGAACCGGCTTGCTGCGGTCGGCGCGCTTCCCGCTTCTGACGCGGCTCTTCATAGGCGACGCACATCGTTCCAAAGGCGTCAGCCGGATCGCTCGCCCAGTCGTGTTCGGGGCCAAGGCCGACGTTGCGGTTTTCGTCGCGGCGCTCGTGATAGGCCGCCAGCGCCTTCAGCCCGCTCGCGACCGGCGGCGTGTCGTTGAACCAGATGCGCGGGAACAGCCGCCTAGCCGCCTCAACTCTCTGAAGCGCGGCGCCCTTGCCCTGGTTGGGCACGATCTCGACCGTGAAGCCTGCCGCTTCCAATTGCTCTTGCGCCGAGCCTTTGGCGATCAGCGTCACATGCACCCCGTCGTGCGGCAGGAAGCACAGTGCATCGCCCCAGCCGCGCGCACGCAACTGCTCGATGTAATAGCCCATCTCCTGACCACGGCCCTCGATGTAGTCGAGAACCCTGATCTCACGGCCGACAAACTGGGCTATCCAGATCGCCGTAGCATCGCGCCGGCCAAGGTCCCAGGAGGCGCGGACGCGGAGGATCGGGTCTTTCGCCAACGGCGCGATGCGACCGTCTTGTCGAACATCCGCAAGCTGGGCGCTGTAGTAGGCGCCCTCTATCGCCTGCACATAAGACCCGCCCCAAACGTGAGCGGCCATCGCAGGGTTGACCTTGTAGTCGTGCTCCATTTCCGCCTGAAGCGGCGTGTCGCAGAAGAACGGGTTGTCCTTGTAGCTGACCTCACGGACGATGCTGTTGGGCGGTGGCCCGGCAGGTCCGCGAAACAGTTGGTCGATAGGGTCGTGGTCGAATTCCGGATTCCAGCTCCAGATCATCCGCGAGCCGGGCTTGCGCATGGTCGGGCGGATCAGGCGAATGGACCGAGACGAGAAGCGGTTGGCCTCCTCGCCCCAGAAGATGTCGGCCCCCTCCAGTGACTTCAGCGCATCGGGGTTGCGCCACATGCCCTTGTAAACGAACCTACCGCCGTTCTTGGCGCGGGTTTCGTCCCTCAGCGCCTCGAAGTGATCTTCCAGCCCGTAGTCACTGATCTTGTCCTCGATCAGCTGCTTGACGCTGTCTCTCAGGCTTTCCTGAATCTCGCGAGCGCAGACGATGCGCAGCGGTTGCGCCGCCGCCTGGATCACAAGCGAGCCGCCAATCGAATGCGACTTGGCCCCGCCGCGACCGCCGAAGTAGGCGTAGTCCCGATACTTTGGGTCGAACAGCTCCCGAAACGCGCTCGGGATTTGCGCCTCAGACAAACGTCACCGTCAGAGAGGTCTTGATCGGGGCATCGCCCTCGTCACCGCCGACGTGCGCAACCTTGTCGCCGTAGTCCTTTGGCGCCAGCTTCGATGCGGCCCACTTCAGCGCGTCCATTTCTAGCCGGGCGAGCTGCGCATCCTCCGCGTTCTGGGCAACCTCGACAACGCGCTCGGCGTAAACGTGCGCCTGCTCTTCCCGCGCACGCGCGTATTGGGCGCGGAACTCGGCGCTCTGATTTCTCCACCGACGAACCGTGCTGCGATCCGGCATCGTTTCAGCTTCGCATATCTCCCGCAGACTGATGCCGTCGGCGAGGAGTTCGCATATCTCATCGGCAATCTCGGGCGTGAACTCGCTTGGCCGCGCCATTATTCACCGATCGGTCTATTCACTCACCCATCGCATGAGGATTGCCCATGCGAGGAGGAGAAGGGTTGTGGTCACTGCGGCGTCTCGTGATCTGGGTGGGTCGAAACGTCTTCGTCAGCTTCTTCAACAGTGATGCGGCCGGAGGCTACGCCGAGCATGATTTCGACAAGATCGGCTATCCGTTCAAGGGCTAGGACAGCACGTTCGGCGAAGTCGTCTTCCTTCATGCGGCTAGCGCATACGGAATGGGAAACGACCAGCCTTGCCAAACAGCAACCGCCACACGTTCTTTCAGCCGGCGGCGCTCCTGAAGGTCAGCCTTGCGATTGGCCCTCAGTTCGAACTCAGCAATAGCCGCATCGCCTAACAGCACGGCAAGCTCGCTCTCAGCCTGGGTGTCGCGCATGGGCTTCCACACTTCTGTTGAGTTGGGAATTACCGCTCGGGAAGATGGCTCGGTGATTGGAGCCGTATCGCACCAAATCTTCCCGAGCGGGATAGCCTATGCGGCCTCGGCTACACCGGAAAGGCACGGCGCTGGATAGCTTACGCGCTCGTCTCCGAGGGGATAACCGAGGCGCTTAGCTGCACTCCGGCGGACCTGCTAATGAGAGACCCAACGGCAGCGCCCGACATCTGGGCTCTATGGGAATCGCTGTCGGCTCCGGAGCGCGCACAAGCAGTGGAGATACTGAGGGTGCTTAAACGAACGGGAACCTAGAGATACGCGACGTAGCTCAACGGATAGAGCGTCGAGGCTTACTTAATAGGTTAGTTGGTTGCCGCCTCTAACTTATTGCCTCGGAGGTTGTGGGTTCAAGTCCCGCCGTCGCGGCCTTGCGCTCCGCGCGCAGCTCTCGAACTTGCGCGAGTGTGCCCTATCTCGTGGCCACGGTCAATAGGTTGTGTGAGTCAGTTTGTCGCACCACCATTAGGCGGCAACTTTGGCCTCTAGCGCGTCGTAAGCGTCCCGCAGGCTGACGCACGCCGAGCGCACTGCGCAGCCTTGGGCGTGGTCATGGGTTTCGCCGGTCACATAGGCAACGATCTCGCGCCAGTTGGTGAAGCGCAGGGCGTTGGGATGCAGCAGCTCGTTCAGCAGCCACCACTCCCGCTTTCCTAGGCGTTGAGCGACGTTGCGGACGTTCTCGTCGGCCGCGATCATGGCGTCCATGCGCCCGGTGTTGCGCGTCCCATCCACACGCTCCAGCGGTCGGCCGCGGTCGTGCAGATTCAGGCTGACCAGCATGTCCCGCTCAAGACGACGAGCAGCGTCGTAGCAGCCGATAAACGGCTCTTTGCGCATACTGGATTTCAGTGCTGAGAAGGCGTCCAGGCGGCGCACGCTGTCCTCGTCCACCTTCTGCCGATCCCGCTCGTCGCCTTTGCGGGTGACTTCGATGTCCGTGTTCATCGGCAGGAACGCCGCATCGCCCTGAAGGCCAACCACCTCGAAGTCCGCAATCCGCTTGGGGCGGCTCGGCGCGGACGGCTTGTTCTTGCGCGGCTTTCCCATACCCGTTCCCCGACTTGAAGTGGTTGAATCGTAAGGTGGTTTGGATATAATGGCGAGGGTGTTCATGGCTCCATCACCAGCTTTCGCACGCCCTCGCGGAACCTGATTTCGGCGGCGTCGGAATGGGCTCGGATGCTGAACAGCGGCCACGGGATACGGACCTCGACGGTGGCCCACGCGAGGACTTCCCGACCCTCGTCGCTCGGAAAGCCAAATGGGGCGCCCATGATGTCGGGGCGCGGCAGGACTTGGAGCCAAACGACGAAACCAGACCCGCGCATCCAGTCGCGGCCAGCGTGAACCCGGAACAGCTTGCGCATCACCCCGCCCTCCATTCCCCGGCCTCATACCTGGCGTTGACTTGGCTTCCAGCTTCGAAACCTTTCCGATCTTCACCCAGGATCAGGGTTTGAAACTGTCCGTTGATCCGAGCAGCCGCGCGCCAGTTTTCTGACTTCGCCGTCCGATATGGATCTGAAACAAGGGTGGCTCGGGTGGGTTTCATGCGGCGTCACCTTCAGCTCGGCGTTCCATAAGCGCCCGCATTTCCGGCGTAATTCCCGTCTCGTCCACCTTGGCCTTGCACTTGAAGGCGTCGATGGGCGGGGGCTTGCTGGCTTCCACGGCGGCCGAAAATGCTGCGGCCATTTCCCGAACCCTCTGCTTTTCGGCGCCGGTCGGTTCGTCCCTCAGGATGCGCGGGGTGATGGTGACTGGGTTGTGGTCGTAGGTCTTAGGGGGTTGCCATTCGATGGCCGCCCTCGCTCGCTCAAACGCCTTGACCGCCGGATTCACGGTCGTGAGAGCGAGGTTCCGTAGCTCGCCTGGCTTGGGCATGAACGCTGCCCCAGAGCGGATATGCGCCCGCATCCCGGCCTCAAGGGCGGCTTCGGGAA